CATTAAGATTTCTTGTGTCTATTACAAAAATTTCTAGCTGCTGCTTCGGAGCTAAAGCCCCATTTTTTTAATGCTAATGCTTTACGGGTAGGTTTACCTTTAGCATCTATCATAGGTCCTGCCATACCTGCAAATCTACAAGCAAAGGATACACGTCTACTATCTGTTCCGCTTCCTTGTGGTGCTTTTAGATTGCCTCCTGTCTCTCTATTATAAGAAGCTCTTCCTTTAGCATTTAACCCACCTTTAGGGTTTTTACCTTCTTTACGCTGCCACGCTGCTGTCTTAGCCATATACTATCCTTGTAACTTTTCTTTTGCTGTAGCTATATTTAATAATGTTTCTGATTGTAAGTGTTCTATTTCAGGTATGTTTCTCATAGTTTCACTATCTTTATTTTCAGTATCAGCTCTCATTTTATCTATAGAAGCTAAATCTTTCTGTAGTTTAAGGAACTTCTCTTGTATCTTAAGTTCACTAGGCTGTGCTGCTCCTGCTTCTGCTGCGTTCTTCATAGCCTTAGTTGATTCTTCTTGAGCTTCTGCTTGAGTCTTAGATATATCTGCTTGTAGCTGCTGTAGTTGTAGCTGTTGAGCCATCTGTTGCATCTGTTGTTCTTCAGGATTAGGCTGCATACCTTCCATAAGTGCTTGTACAACTTGTTCTCTGTTATGTATGCTAGAGTTTTGAAAGACAGACAATAATATAACATTAAAAGCAGGAGAATCTTTAGGTATAGCTTGTAGTAAACTAACCATTTGTTGTGCTTCTAGCTCCTTAGCCATAATACCCATAGTAGAATAAGGTATGAATTTATAATCGACAACAGGGTATCTATCTACGTCAAACTGTACTTTTCTCCACAGACATTTATTAATCATTGGAATTAAAAATGTATTTTGGAAGTTCATTAGAGTACGCTTCTGTCTTTTAATTGCAGAAGACTGCTGCATAGACATACCTGCAGACGTAGCACGCTCAGCACTTCCTTGAGACGAATCTGAAGCACCTGTACCCATCTGTATCATACTTTGTAGGCTTGCTACTTGATTGTATGTATTTTGGTCGGTGCTACCTAAAGATAATGGCATTATTGCTTGCCTTGGGTCGCCATTAGTAAGAATAGTCTTACCCGGTCTGACTTCTAGCTTGACTCCGCGAGGCATACGAGTTGCGTCGGCAGCCATCATTGGTGTAGTAGTCAGAGCTAACGAGTCAATTCGTGCTCTCATCTCAGCGTCTAAAGCTTTTTGTGGATTATATCCCTTCTCACAAACACCTCTACCCCAGAACTTGTTTGGGACGATGTCGTGTTGATATGATATAAAAGGTCTATCTTCCATCATAAATGGATTAGCAATAGCTCTTAATATGTATTCGTCGTTAGCCATAGTAACTACAGCTTCAACTAACTCATCATCATTATACTCAAAATCATCCATATCTTCATCTTCAGATAGGAATCTTGCGGGTACTTTACCCCAGTATTCTGTAATTTTTATTTGGTCGTTAGCGTCTGCACGGGACTCTTCGGGGTCAAAACCCTTTAATCTATCTACATTATAGTTACCTTCAATAGGTATATCTCTATATGTACCATCTTCTATGCCTTCTATAATACTGTGTCTAGGTTTAATTACTTCGTGTGCGACACCTAGTGCTTCTTGTATATTAACTGCAGAAGGGTCGATAAGAAATTCTTTAGGGCTTATAGCCTCTACTTTAACATCTACAGATACCGTTTCTTGTAGTATTCTCTCAGTTGTCATTGTCCCTTCTACAGGAACTTCTACTGGATATTTCCAAGTGTTTTCTTCTACAGATATTTTTCCAATGCCCGTACCATATACAGCACCATTAAGAAAAACTTCACACAGTGCGTCTTTACACCCTGTAGACTCTAAGTCTTCTTGCAATAAGTTCCTAACATACTCAGCATCGCTAGGGTTTTGGTCTAACATATCATCTTTAATATCAAACCACTTCCCTCTGCCAAATGTAGCCTCTTCGATTTCAGCTACAGACGATTCTACTGCTTGTTGTAATGCGGGCGAGATTAACCTAGATTTTTCAGATTGTCTAGTCTTATCACTAGCTTTCCAGATACCACGCCATAGACGATAATATTCATCCCAATTACTTAAATAATTAGAATCTCTGTGATTTCTCCACTCTTCTAAACGAGTGTCAAGCCATCCTGCTAGTCCTTGATATTTATTTTCTTCCATCAGTATCCTGCAACTTCATCATATGGTGTCCACTCCTCTTCTAATTCTATTGTGTGCATAAAATCTGCTACACTAACTTGGTCTATATAGGCGAGAGAGTCGATAATGTCGTCGTGTGTTCCTTTACTAGGAAACTCTATTAACTGTGTCTCTAACTCGCTATTCCAATCAGAATTACGATTAAATGTAATTTTACCGTGCTCCATTCTACCTTGTAGAGCCCAAGTAATTCTATCTGCTTTCTTCTTACCACCGTGGGTTACGTCTGTTATGACTACCCATCTACCTTGTGTTCTCATCTCGTCTTGGAGATAAGGTAAGATAGCGTTTTTTAACGCCCCAGATTCTATCCCGACAGTCGTTGCCTGATTTTCAATTGCAGCCTGTAATATTTTAGAAGCAGTTTCTTTAATATTCCATCTACCGTGGAGTATATCTTTGACCCACCACTTATCACCGTGGATTTTAACGATTGATATAGCTGTTTCATCTAACTTACTCCCTTTAAGACCACGTTCCTTTTCCACCGCTTCAAAGCCCGCAGGGTCAACCGCAATAACAAAATTGCCTTCCTCCGGTTCATTCTCATCATACTTAATCCACTCATTTTTAAATATGCCTCCAGTAAAACTTACAAACGAGGCTTCAAATTCTTGTCTAAATGCTTGCGTTGACATCGTTCTTCTAGCAACTTCTACCTCTTTAGGGTCTATTAGAGGGTTATCTATAGATGTATATTGAAATGCTTCCCAGTCTTTATCTTTTTCTGCCTCTAAGTACAAATCATAAAAGTGATTCTTCCCGGCAGGCGTCCCAATAAAGAGTGCACCACCTTTTACATCTGAAAGTGTAGGTCTTATAATCTGTTCCCAGACTTCTACCTTCATAGAAGCATATTCGTCAAGAACAACATAAGCAAGTCCCACGCCCCTAAGAGTATCTGGTCGGTCAGAACCCTTCAAGCTAATTCTTCTACCATTAACTAACTTCATAGTAGCTGTATTCTCGTGGGTAGTCTCTATAAGGTCTGTCCCGTGAAGGAGTTCCTTGAGCATATTCCACATAATATCTTTAGCTTGTTGGAATGTAGGACCTATATAAAAGACATCCTTACTTTCCGACTGTAGAGCTTTGATTATAAGTATCCACGCTGCTAGTCTGGACTTTCCAAATCTCCTACCCGCACTTACTACTTTAAATCGGGCAGTGCTATTGAAGATTTCTAGCTGTGCAGGATGTAATTGTACATCTAACTCCTTAGCCATTACCAATACTCACAATTGTTTTGTCAATATCAGTTTCTTCTATTATTACACCGTCTTCATATGTTAGTTCTTTTTGGTCTTTCTCTTCTATTTCTACTTTCTTAGCCTCAAGACCACCAACATTGATAATAACATTACCTTTATCTTCTGAAGACCTAAACTCTACTGCCTTAGTTGTAGGTATGATTCTATCCATACACATTTTAAGACAAGTCCTATCACCTTCGAGTGCTAAGTCTATTACTTTCTGGACAATTTCTGGTCCTCTATTAGACATTAACTCTCTACTTAGGGCTGTATACTTGTTGACACTGCCTTTTGGTCTTCCATTAGGGTTTAAACTCTTCATACCCTTGTATAGATTGGGTGAACCTTTGTGCTTTGAAGGCATCTTTTCTCCTTAGTGATACTATAGATTCAACTAAAGAGGTATATTTAGAATGATAATAAAGGTTATTTCTAAGAGAAGCCTTTTAGGTGAAAGTTTAGATAATAATAAATGTTTTATCTATAGTAATATTATAGCATACTTTTCAATGATTGTCAATAGTAAACCTTAAATTAATTACTAAAGTCCCTCTCCGCACCTCCAGATTTCTAGAATTTCTCTAATAAATAACTACTTTTACCCAAATTCACCCCAATCTGCGAGTGAGCCTATATTTTATACGCAAGAACACGGATTGAGCCTCCCCGTACGCACTTATGACTCACACAGGAAACAGGGGTTAAACTTCAGAACAAGGGACTAAGCTGGGACTAAGCCTTACATAGTGAACAGGTGTTGCAAAAATACCACAGATGTTGCATAAGTGAGAAAAAAGAGAGCGTGAGTGTGAATATTTACCCTGTCTCATTAATACAACAGATGTATCTTTAATACAACATATGTCATATAAATACAACAGTAGCATAAATGCAACAGATGTAGTACAAATGCAACAACTTGTGGTAAAAATACAACAGGAGCGCGTCTAAGCGACTTGGAGGTATTTTGTATCATTAATACCACACAATGTTGTAAAGACACAACAAATGTTGAGGAAATACAACAGGTTAGCTGTAAGGCTCAAGGATAGTCCGTATTTAAGAGATTATCTTTAGGCACTAGGTATAAGAGGGTAGAGAAAAATAATGTCTCAGAAAGTAAAATCAATTATTATTGGGTGAGTAATATAATCACTAGGGTAAGAGACAATCGTCCAAATATGGGCGAATTTGGGACGATTAGAGCATATTGCTACATTATTAAGCAATTACAAATTATTTATATATTTATTTACATTTAGGGGTTGACAAATTAAAAAGACCTGCTATACTGGAGACAGTTACAAAAGAAAGCAATTAAATAATAATATAAGGAAAAAATAAATGATTAAAGTATTAAAAAATTATAACGGAATTAACCACGGAGAAATAATTGATATTATTGATAGAAAAGGTAGAAATTTCGGAGATACTAGAAAAGGAGAAAGTGTAAGATGGGAGGTATCTTATAAGGGCAAGTGGCACGTCGTTTTTAATCTTCCGTCGTGTTATGGAGAGGCTCAGGGCTCTTGTATAAGTATAGACTAATTCGAAACACCCTACGGGGTGTCTATCGCCACGGCTGAAGCGGTACTGATGAGAAAAAGCCAAAATTTAAGGAAAAATAAAATGATAATCACAGTAAAAATTAAAAATGTTTTCGGAACTGATAAAATATATCCTGTATGTGATAAGGCGAAGACTTTCGCAAGACTCACAGAAACTAAGACGCTTACAAGCTACGCTATAAATAATATTAAAGCGTTAGGGTATACAATAGAAGTACAAGCACAAACACTATAACTATAAGAGGATAAATAAAATGACTAGAGAAGAAGAACG